AGATTTCATAAGATCACAAAATCCACAAAGAGGTTGGGTGTAAAGTGTAACTATCATATCATATCCTAATTAAATTCTACCTGCGACATTATTTCGGTCATACATGCTACCATATTTAATTCGTGATCAGCCACAAATGCATTTTTATATTGATAGTCGGCCAATATCAAAACCAGCTGCGGTATACTATTGGGTTTGACATACTCATTCATAGTATCATATAGACCACGAAAGATAGCAGTGGTATCCATATCCATATTATCTACTACCCATCGACGCATAGCCTTAAAGTTCTTTTCCTTTAGACATTTGGACAGGCTACTAAAGTTACCAGAACCATTATCAAAAGAGGGAACGTTAAGGTTAGTACCTGTATTGGAGTAGCGCTGGGCTTCGTTTAGAACACGTCTCCAATCAGGAGCATGCTTCATGATTAGATCGGCGGCAACCTTATGTTCATAGGCAATACCTTCTTGTTCTAGTATATATCCAAATCTCTTAAAGAATTGGGCTGCCAACTCAGCCATTTCTTTCTTGGATGTATTAAATTCATATACACCACAACGAGAGTGGAGTGGTTCAATGATACGGTTCTTAAAGTTACAGGTTAAGATAAAGCGACAGTTGTTCGCAAACTCTTCAATAAATCCACGAAGAGCCGGTTGTGTAGACTGGGGATTAAGATAGTCGGCCTCATCAAGGATGACAACCTTATAGCCTCCCTGTAGAGATACGGAAGAAGCAAACTGCTTTATCTTGCCACGCAATGTGTCTATATTACCTTCCTCCGAACCATTAATAAGAATATAGTCAAGGCCAAGCTCATTACACAGAGCTTTAGCCACAGTTGTTTTTCCTAGGCCTGCCGTACCAGTAAAAAGCATATTCTGCAATTCACTGGTACTGACCATATCCTGAAACGTTTTTTTGAGAGAAGGAGGAAGGATTGTTTCGGATATATTCTTAGGACGATATTTTTCAACCCAAAGAAAGTCTTTGCTCATAATATAAAATGTTTTCCCTATTCGTCTTCGTTAGCAGCTTGATCCTGCTGGAAGGTTTCCGACATCTGAATCAACTGGACTGCCTGATCACGTAATGATCCGAGAGTAGATAACTCTTCACCCTTTACGGCACCTCGTTGTACCATTGTATCAATAACGGCAATTGTAGAACGACATACACGATTTGCAAGGTCATATACTGGTGCGTGTGATTCATGTGCCATTTGTACTGCATCTTCTTTTTCTTTAGCCATTTTATTCTCCATGTGTTGATGACTTTTCAAGAGCAACCCAATAGTTGAGCTTCTCGTCTGAACTTGTGAATTGTGAAATTAGTTTGTTGGATATCTTAACATCATAACTATCAGATATCATTTTTAGGTTTGAGATATTAATAATAAATTTAAATGACTCCTCATTATATCCTCCGTCAACAGTAATTGAATATGAATTAGAAGTTGAGTTCTCGACATCAACTACTGTTAACATTATAACACCATCATCAGGTTCTATCAATAGTTGGGTATGGCCCAATGATGCTGCAGCCCGTTTAATATTAGAAAGGGTATCCTGATCTAGTGTAAACCAGACATCTGGATCTGGCATAATAATAGGTTTCTGGGGACTGGTCAGGATATCGGTATCAGAGTAGTAGTACTTTACCGAAGCCCTACCAGCATTGCCACCTATCTGCATTGATTGTTCACCAAACTTTACGGATGGATTATCGACCAGACTCAATACATTAAGAAACTCATTAAGATCATAGATACCCATATTCTGATCAAACGTTTCTTCTACAACTGCTTCGGCCAAAACATTCTTAGCCTCTGCGATCGTCATAAGTTTATTACCAGGTTTAATAACAATATTGCTATTGATCGTCGCGAAGTTCTTTAGGATGTTTACCGTATTAGAACTAATTTCCATAATTAATTACCTTTTATTTTACTAAAGTTTTTATCTTTCACAATTTCTAATTTATGTTCGAATCTACTTTCTAGCATCTCACCCTTATGGGATATAACAAATACATTCGTACTCTCTCCTAAAGTATAAATGATTTTCATAAGATTGTCAATACCATCGTGATCCAAAGATGAATCAAATGTTTCATCCAATATAAGAAGATTGGTTGCTACACTATTTTTCATCTTAGCAATCTGTCTCCAAGTAAACAATAGCGCCAGATCAATGCGCTGCTTCTCACCCTCTGAGAAAGAATCATAAGAGAAATTATCCCTAAAGCGTGATCTAATTGTTTCTTGGAAAGCCTCGTCCAGATTAAAGGATACAAAGAAATCCAATACCTGGAGATATTGATTACATAGCTTATTTATAACGGGTAGATACTGCTTCACAATTTTTGTTTTGATACCTGTATCCTTGAGCATCGTAGACATTATAATATTATAATTCAGTTGTTCACTAAGTGCAAGCTTTTCTTCTATCAAGTTATTACTTGTAAATGTAAGATCGTCTAGATCTTGTATAGCTTGATCCATATCAACGTTGCTATCTAACTTACCTATCTCTACTTGAGTGCGATCAATAGAAGATTGGAACTGAGCAATAGATTTATTATTAGCCGCTAAGTCACTTTGATATCCTCTACACTCCTCAATGATCAATAAGGAAGTGGATAGAGCTTTGTGAGCCTCTCGTAATCCTTCATCTGCTTTACTAATTCCCGCGTGGAGTTCCTTCGCTCTGCTTTTACCTTCCAACATATGGGCCGCTTTTGTGTCCTCAGTGATGGTTTGATCACAGGTCGGGCAGATATCGTTTTTCTCAAAGAATTGCACGTCTTTAACGACCTTCTTGACTTCGGTGTTAAACTTCGTTTTATATGCTTCGAGTTCTTTAATTTTAGCTTCGCATTGTCCTCTCTCCACATCTGCATTCGGTAATTGAGATTGAATGGAATCACTAAGCTCTTCGTTCTTTCCATGTAGAGTTTTGATTTCATGTTGGAAATCCGAGATGAGTTTGAGTTTCTCTTCCCTTTGCTCTTTATTGATCGCTTTGACGTCTTTAATGTATTTTTTCTGACTATCAATTTTAGTGCTCGTGACGGCATGCTGATGAGTAACATCTTTAATATCATCCTTTAGTAGAGAAGTCTTCTCCTTGAGGATACCGTTCATCTTAGAGAAGACATTAATGTCCAGAAGATCCTCGATAACATCTCTTCGATTCTGAGCGCTTAGCTGCATGAAAGGAATGAAGGAGGAGGAGCCCAGCACTACAATCTGATGAAAGCTTTTATGATTAAGCTTCAAGATGTTTTGCTCGAGGATCTTCTGGTACTCTTTGGCATGAGATGATTGATTAATCATCGTCCTGCCTTTCCATATTTCAAATACGTTGGGCTTAATACCCCTAACGATCCTGAAATCTGAACCTAATGCATTAAAGGTTACTTCAACTACACAGTTCCTATTATTAATAGAATTAACTAACTGAGGCTTAGATATATTACGATGAGCCTTACCAAACAAAGCAAAGCTCAAGGCATCAAGCATAGTAGACTTACCGGCGCCATTATGACCCACAACTAGTGTAGTCTTATCTTTTGTAAAGTCTACTTCTGAAAAGTTATTGCCTGTCGAAAGAAAATTCGACCAACGTAAATTCTTAAAGATTATCATTATGCAACTTCTAGTGTTTGTGCTTCTACCATCAATTCAGACATCTGATGTTTAATCTGATCTTTATCGAGATCAGTATCAACAGCATCTATATAAGTATACAGTAGAGTAGAAGTATCTTCAACCGATATTTCCTGATCTTCTACATTTTCTCCTAAAAATTCATTAAAGTTTTCCGCGATCTTTAGTTCATGGATATCTCTAGAATTAATACGATCTACAAATCTATCAAACATAAAGGTATCAGATTTATTGATGACCACAATCTTTACAAATTTATTTTCTAGTTGATCCAATTCATATGTAGAATATTCATTATTAGTGTCATCATAGCGTACGCGGTGATACAAAGTATGAGGATTGAGCACAGGAGTAAGAACCCGCGACTCCGTATCCAAGACATGAAAGTATTTTTTATCATGGGCATCATTCCAAAAAAACTCCATCTGTGATCCAAGATATTCAATATTGTCTTGACTGGATTTTGTATGAAAGTGTCCAGACAATACCTTTTCAAATCGTTTAAATATAGAACGGTCCAGTCCATGAGGTGCAGGCTGACCAGCAAACATTTCATAGCCCGTAATTTCAAAGTGACCGCCTATCCAATCGGCCTTGCAGTTCTTAATAAAGTCCAAAGAATTCTTTTCATTCTCAGGGCAGATCCAGGGTACAAGTCCCATCTTAAAACCATCATAGCACTGTACCATTGGTTCATGAACGATATTAATTTCATCCATATAATGGCCCAGTAGTTCTTTTAGGCTATTTAAATCATTTGTATTCTTATAATATGTATCATGGTTACCATAAATGATATCCATAGTGATGCCTAACTCTCTGAGCGGTTTAAGAAAGTGATGACGGTTCCGGTTAAGAGCGCGGAAGTTAATAAATTTCCGGTTATCATAGTAATCACCAAGATGCAACACATGCCTAATATTATGTTCCACAAGATAAGGAAAAAATACATCGCTATAAAATTTCTCTGCATTATCGAGAAATATGTCAGAACTATTGCGAATACCACAATGAGTGTCATTGATTATGGCTACTTTCATTATATAAGTCTTTCTTTGGTTTCCATCCTAGATCATATAGATATTTTACGTCTGCTTGGGTCCTAACCCGTTCGCCAGCTGGATTTAGGGTACGTATATCACCAGTCCATCCAAATACGTTCTGAGCCATGTCCAATACATTAAAGGTTGACCCAGTACCAATATCCAATACCTTCTTATCTATTATAGCCCAGTTATTCAATATAGTCACGATGGCACTGCAGAGATCATCAATATGAATCCAGTCTCTAGAGTGATTAGAATTAATATATTCTACTTCGCCTCTTTCTAACTTTTTATATAACATATCTTCTCGACCAGGCCATACTGTATGGAATCTCATACCCTTAGCATTAGAATGATCTGATGCCATGACTTCACACATTTTCTTAGTGGCTGCATAGGGATTACCATACCATTCATAGGCATTAGAAGAAGATGCATATAAATGCTTTGCCACAAAATGACGACTAAATGATAGGGCATTTTTGGTGCCATTAACATTATGGTCATAATATTCCTCAGGTATATCAAATGATCTACGAACACCTGGTATGGCCGCAAGATGGATAAGGGCATCCCAGTAGGTACCAATGTAGGAAACCCACATATCCCAATCCCTAATATCACCCTCAAATGGTATGACGGTGTGTCCTAAATTTTCTAGATAGGGGCCAAGAGCAGACCCCACACAACCTTCATGGCCTGTCAATAGAATCTTCATAGGAAATCTTTTAGATCAGAGTCAACGTTCTTGGTACGTGACAATTTCTTTTTCTTGTCTTTAGCAACATAAACCTTTAACTCATCATCCTTTTCCTTGACCTTATCAATACGATCCTTTAGTGTGTCTACAAATGCCTGGACCACGGCTGTCGACTGATCATCGCCGTTAGAAATAATATACTGTTCAATACCAGAAGATGTCATATATTTTAATTTAATCTCTTGTTGCTTCTTCTCCTTGGCTATTCGTCTCAAGAAGGCATACCAAGATATCTGTGTAAAATATGCAAATGCATTTGGATTGCCGGTCCGTGTAGCCACTTCAATATTGTAATTCTCTATGGCCTTTAGGCAATTCTCCACTGCATCCATCACCATCTCTTCTCGATAGGTATAACGAATAAAGTTAGATTTGTGGGATAGGCCTTCCGATATCTTTAAAAAACATTGCGCTATGTAGTCGGGTACAATAGGTAGTGGTTCTTCCTTGCGTTTGGCTTCGGCCAAGACACTGCAGTAATCAACCACCGCCTGGGAAAAATCTTTATTGTTAACGTAATGTATACTTTTTCTTTTGGTCTTACTCATAATATTATCCTTACATTACTAATAATATAATATATAAATTCATCAAATTCAACAAGAATTTATTTAATTATATTTATTTAGGGGGGTGTCGAAACCTGCAAACCGGGGTATAATTAATAGAGGGTTTTGAGGAGGGGGGATATTAGTGTAATTTCTTGGGGTCAAACGGGAACTCAATTATATTATCAAATCCATCCGAATCATTTTCTAATGCACCTTTTAAGAGGGCCTGGCGTTTTTTTATATCAGCAACGTGCTCATCTATCTTCATTGCGATCTCTTCTTCAGTCATTTCGGCATTCTTAATGGCCTCATAATAATTCTGCAGAACCTTTGTTATGGGGTTGGCTTCGGATACAATATGATTAGTGTTTAGGGTCAAAAAAACATCATCACCTTCCTGCATCATCATCCAGGGTTTGAAATGATAATATCTTACGCCACGAGCATCATCATCGTAAACATTAAGATGCAGAGCTCTGCGTATAACAAGGTCAGGTGTTTCATCAGTAGCCCATTCAAGGACCTCACATATAATTTCATCGCCATTGACTAATTTAAATTGTTTTATATTAGAAACGTCATTCATCAATATCTACCTTAACAATCTTATATTTAAACTGTTCTTTTTCATATATCTTAACCCGTAAGGCGCCATGTACTAATGTATAATTTTTTCTGGACCTATGATGCAAATCATCGGTCAGGTCATAGAGTGTAGTAATTTGTCCATTATCCGATTGCCGAAGCCCACGCCCAATCGATTGTAGTACTTTGATTTGTGATTTCGAGGGACTTGCAAATATAATATTATGCAGGTTCCGTATGTTAATACCAGTACTAAAAGTACCAAGACTAGCAACAATGATAGCATTTTTTTGTTTCTCTATAATTTTACGTATGGCTTCTCTGTCTGATGTTGCAACCTCACCACTCACGAAAAATACTTTTCTTCCTTCTTCTACCTTAGTATTTATCAATTCAAAAAGGGGTTTTCCATGAGCTTCCACACGATTGAATAGGACAAGAGTATTTCCCTTAGCATCAACAGCCAAATTACGAATGAGCCTATTACGAGTGGGGTTTCCGATAATAAAGTCGATTTCTTCCTGGTATGTCTTCTTTCCAAATTCTTTCCTCACATTCTCTGCATAATTTAAAAGTAAAACCTTTATGTCCAATGGTGCAAGTGTCTCATTGTCCTGTAGGGCCTTTGTGGTCGTTACATTATAGACTGGCCCAAATAGGCCCTCTAACATTAATCTATGAGTTAGGGTACCGTCTAAGGTTCCCGTAAATCCATATCTATATTTAGCCTCAGTTGCTTTGTTCATAATGGATGATAAAGACTTAGACTTAAAACCATGACACTCATCTCCGAGTATCATACCAAATTGTTCAAACCATTTTTTGGGTAACTTATAGATTGACTGCCAAGTACTAATAACTATGGCTTTGTTTGTAACCTTATCTCTGCCCGAATAAATTCTATGCATACCTTCTGGGTTCTGACCATAATCACTAAAATCCTGAAACATCTGTTCAACCAATGATGTAGTGGGCACGATAATTAATATTTTGCTACCTCTTGGGTACCCTACTCCATCTGTAATATATTGATACCAATACTTAGCCATAAGATAAATAATAAATGATTTTCCAGATCCAGTAGGGGATAATAAAATTGCTCGAGTTCTTTTTAGGGCTGTTTCAAGCGCAGCGAATTGATAGTCTCGAGGTTGAAATGGAAGCGCTTCGTCAGCTAGTAGATCAGGTAATTGTTGAAGAGGTTGTGGATCCGGTAGAGGAAATCCATATTGATCCGACTCTTCTGTGTCAACAGAATATCCTCTCTCAGATGCAAACTTTAACAAATAGACATATAGCCCAGCGCTTAGCTCTTGAGAGATGCGATTGAATAGACGGATCTTCCCGTCCCATACCCGATTCTTAAAGGCCGGCATAAATTTATAGCCTGGCACATAGAATGAAAAGTAATCAGATAGTTCAGCTGCATGTCCTGCTTCACATTCTACATACAACATACTATAGTCTTTTAATCGTACTACGAAATCAGCCATTCTCTTTTAATTCTTTATACATCTGTCTTACTTTGATAAACTCTTGTAGGTAGTCATGTGTGTTGACCCTAAACACTTGAGGCTCACTGTGGTCTACAGCAATAATTATAACGCCCTGTTTAATCGGAACGCCTGTTCGTTCATAGAATGCCGCAGCATAAAAAGATGCCTGGATAAAGTAGTTAGTAATCCATTCTACTTTCTTTGGTTTACGACTTGTCTTGAAGTCAATGACCGACAACTCTCCATCGTACTCACCAATACAGTCTACTTGACCAGCACATTGTAGTCTATCACTGTAGAGATATTCTTCCTGAAACCAAATGTTATTTACTTTATCATCTATGATTTTCTTTATATGACTGAAAGTAAATAGGTTGTTGGGTAAAACATCTGTATCCCAACCCTCAACATTATCTAGATAATCTTCTGCCAACTTGTGCACAGAAGTTCCTCTTGTTGCAGCTTGATGTGAGATTTTATTAGCTTCTTCTTCTCCTACCCTCTTACGCCATCTCATAATACTATCCTTAGAAAGAATACTCAATACCGTAGTAATAGAAGGATATGAATTGCCCTCTGGAGTAAAGTATTTACGACTTTTCTTTGTAGTCTTACGAGTTAACTTAGGTAGGGTGATACCATGATCAACATGATTAAACATTAGTTGCCTGCTTCAAATTGTTTCCATTTTATAATATTACCAATCGTCTGATGCCGCCAATTGAGGTTATTTACGATTTCATTTAATGTATCTATAATGGTTTTCCAATACTCTATTTTCTCTTCGGACTTTTGAATTTCTATATCGGAATCATAATAGTAATCCATTTCACCCTTCATAATCTTCAGACCATCAAGAGGATCATAGTCCCAGCCAAGCTGCTCAATCTGTTCCTGAGGCATCTTACCATTATACCAAAGCCACTTATCCTTCAGCAATAATTTTTGAGACAGTTCTGCTCTCTTCTTGGCCAATTTGGCTTCGGATAACCACTGAAGGTATTTTGCATGTAGGGCTGGAGTGGCTCTAGATGTTTCATCAAGTGCAGAGCCAATGGCACTATCTTTTTTCCATTCTGCCAGAATAGTTTTCAGGTCCATAATATATCCTCATAATATAAAAGTATTTAGCGTAGTTCAAAATGCGAGAATCTAAAACTACATGGGAATACAATATATTGTACGTCACCACTAGTAGATTCTAGAGCCATGTCTCCAACAGTAGTTGGTATGCAATCTATATATTTAATTGTTCTGGATGTGTTGTTGTGACTACTTAATATAAGAAGAGTAATATCACAGTAAGTTGGAACCTTTGAGGTTCTTCGATCGGTAGCAGTAACTTCTTTTTCTTCTACCATTCTATTGACCCAGTTATACATTTCTGTATATGAGTTTAGATCTTCGTCTACAATTACCATTGTGGTCAGCTCACCATAGGTCAGCTTATCTGCAGCAAATGGCACACCCGATACTCGTTGGTAGGGCATCTCAACCGGACTTGCGGCTACCTGTGGGTGTAATACAGATTGAGCAAAGAATTCTAGGTTGGGATAATTTTTACGGTCTACGACTAACTTAAAGGCAGAGGGCTGCAAAAGGTTAAGATTACTTAAACCTGATGCAGCAGTATCTACGGCGACTGTTATCGAAGGATCTAATGTAGGCATATTAATATCCGGTAATTGTTATACCTATATTTATATCCTTTTAACTGAAGGCGTAACGAATATCACTAACTAATTCATCGACATCCGATTCATTAGCTTGGTAGAGAATACCAATACCACCCGCCTTATTCCACTTATGGATATTAGAAGGTTTATCATCAACAAGAATATTAGGCTCACCAGACAATCGTTCGGCTGCATGCTTTTCTTTATTTTCAACAAACAACAAGTTAGGAATCTCAGGTAAGAATCCATGCCGTTCTAACCACACTCGTTTCCAATAGGATGAGTTAGGCAGATCTCCAGCAATAGGAGATGAACAAATCCCATAATCACGACCAGCAATTGAGCGACACTGATCAACTAGCCAGGCTGAATTTGCGAAGGGTGATATCTGATTAAACCAATCAGTATTCTTCATAGCCTCGATGGCTGTAATAGCATCAGGATGATCTTTCCAATGCTCTAAGTTATGCACTTGTTCAAAGTGCCCAAAGAAGTCAGCAATGACTCCATCCATATCCAAAAATAATTTCATATATTAATTCCCTCTCTTTGGTAAATAATTTCTTCGATTTCTTCTAGAGTCTCTCTACATGTAGCTAAGATAGGAGCATCAGATTGAAGAATAAGTTTCTTAGCAGCGAAGATTTGGTCGTAGCGATCAAGTCCTTGAGGGATTTGAGAAGCGATTTGCTGAATAAAAGTCATTATACTTCCTCCCCCAAATATACAGTATGAGGTACTTCACACTCTAACCAATTAATACCCTCCTCGGCGGTATCAAAATACTGTTCCTGAGCATTCTTTTTATACATACCTTCAAATGATGCACACCAACCAATTGTTTCAATATATTCAATATAACAAGGTGATTGAGCATTAGTAGACTCATAAAAACCTTTGATATCTGTCTCTTTGAATTTCATTGATGTATTAAACATTTTTACTTCCTTTTCTCTCTATATTATTAATATAGGTGCACCACACCCGGATTGCACGGGGTTATTTGAAAAAAAAATAAAAAAAAGGCCCCGAAGGGCCTTTAAAGTTCTTAGATTTCCTAATTCTTATGTTAGGATATTGTCTACCCGGAAGATACGGTAGTATTGGTTTGTACGAGCCGTAGCAAGACCATCCTGAGGTGTAGCACCTACGAATGGGTTAGACGCCATACCATAACGAGTTTTGAACCCGATACGTGGCTGGAAGTCATTCTCACCTACTGCACGGACCATAGTTAATGGTACGTATGGGCAATAGAATACACCGGCGTCATATGGGTTAGTACCCTTATAGCCAACGTTGATATAATCAGCTGTTGCATACGGATCAATGTATACTTTAATACGGCCATTAAGAACACCAGCAAATGTGTTGCCTGTGTCATCAACGTTAAGGTTAGTTGAAAGCGCTGGGCTGTAATCAAGCATACCAGAAGCGGCCAATGCACTTGCAACATCTGATGAACAGATGATGAAGTTACCTTTACCCCGACGAGTTTCTTTTGCGATTACGTTAGCTTCACGATCAAGGTGTACACCTAGACCTTTAAACTTCTCAGCTGACCAACGACCATCTGCATCAGATGACAAGTCAAAGATACCTTTGGTTGTGATGTTGCCTTGACGCGCGCCAATTTTAGCTTGTGAGTTAATCGTACGAATTACTTCGCGGTTGATTTCTGCCAAGATTTCAGTTGACAAGATGTTTGCCAATTCAGTCTCTGCATCCAAGCCATGGATTGCTTTCAAGTCTTGTGCCAGCTCAAGTGTATACTCGGCTTTCAATGCACGTGACTTGGCTGTCACAGTTGCTTTTTCAATGGTGAAACCCATTTCTGCAAATGCTTCGCCTGTGCTACCCAATGCTTCAGCTTCTGCTGTAGTATAGGGATCACCCAAGTGTGGGTGTACACCAGCTGAGTCAGCATCATCAACGATTGTGCTGTCTGCGTTGGCATCAGTTACACCAGCAAGACCAGAAGATGAATTGTTGCCTGTTGTGGCAGAATCACCTGAATAGCCTACTGCTGCTTCATTGAACAGTGCTTCATCACCATTCGCAACACCTGCTTTAGATGTTTTGTAGCGTGACTTCATTGCGAAGATCAAGCCTGTTGGGCCAGTCATTGGCTGTACACCAGCAACGTCATATGCCATCATATTTGGCATAGCACGACGAACAAGTGAAATCAGGATTGGATTCCAGTTGGCGCCAGTAACACCTTGGGATGCACCGGTTACACCGGCATTAGAGTTAGCAGCTGTTTCTAAAATGCCTTGCTCTTGCAATGCTTTTTCTGTGTTCTCCAGAACGACAGCGGTTACAGATTTCTTGTGGGCATCTGAAATACCGCCGGCTGATTCTTCGTTTAATACTGGAGACCATTTCTCTACGAGACGATCATAAGTTTCCATTTAAGGATCTCCTACTTATTTAATTGTTTTCTTTAGGGCGTTTACGTAAGCTGTCATTGAATCTGATACTACTTCAGTATCAACTTCATTATCATCCTCGGGGGTGCCAAGGTCAATAGCAGCAGTGGTTTTCTTAGCAAAGTAAGATTCTTTGATAGTAGCTACTTTTTTAGCAAAAGTATCTGCATCTTCGAAATCTACCTTCTCAGCCAAATCTTTTAGCTTTTCAACTTGAGTCTCAGCTAGGTCTTTTGATGCTTCACGAATGATGGCATCGCGCTTCAGAGTTTCTAACTCTTCGGCTAAATCTAGTGATTTTTTCATTGCTGTGTTGAATTGCTCTTCGAGTTCTTCATTGGCTGTTGCTAATTCGTCAACCAGGTCAATTTTGGATTCTGGGACCTCAATGTAGGACTCACTGAACAGATCTTTCATCTTGCTCATAAAGCCTTCTGCAATCTCGGTGCGTAGACCGGTTTCGATTGCTACTTTGTTGTCTTCCATCCAATTCTCAACCACATAGTTGAGGTAGCTGTCAACTTTCTCTACAAGATCATTTTTAGTAGCATCAATTTCAGAATCTAGTTCTTCTTTGTATGCTTCTTCCAAACGATCAATTTCTTCAGAAAGTTTTGATTTCAGAGCGGTTTCAAAAATAATAGCTGTTTTAGCTTTAAAGTCTTCCGACAATGTTGCTTCAGATTCAACTAACGCGTCTAGTTCACCATTGTAGTCATAAGATACTTCTGGTGACTCTGCAATCACATCGTCGTCTAATATAGATAGATCGACGTCTTCTCCCATTAATTTGGATAATGCTACACGAAGATCTTCTTTCTTCATGCGTGACATTTTATCATATGCAGCGTTAATCATTCCAGCTTTGGTTTTGATTTTTTGCATTGGTTCAGAGTTAGCTTTATCTCCCTTGCGGGATTTTGCTTTGCCTTTGACGGCATCTGACGCTGCATCTACTGATTGCAACGATGCAGGCTCTGATGTTGCCTTAGGATCTTGAGCTTCTTGAATTTCCTCTTCGAGCTCTACATCCTGGTCTTCGATTTGATCAGTCATGTTTGACTCCCATTTTTATGTTTTCAATTTTGAGAGGAAATTCTTATACTCACGCACTTGCGTTTCATACAGATCCGCACGAGGCGCACGTTTAATTTCAGTCTCTATTTTTTCAATTTCTTGAGCTTCAAGCAGGCCATTGTTCCAGATCCATTCTACACCTTCCATAACACCATTAACAAAAGCTTCTGGTGCAGATGGGTCTTGTACGATATCAACCGTATTAAGAACAAAGTCGGGCTTGACGTACATGGTTCCACCACGACGCTCAAGGCTACCCATACCACGAGTTGAGACACCTAATTGAACACCACCCTCAAGTAATCCCTTTACGATATTACCCATTGGAGTATCCAAAATTCGTGCCTTTCCCATAACATTATTACCGTCCATTTTTAGTTCAGTAATCTTATGAGAAACTTTATCTAAGTTAACAGTTGGTCCTTCAGGATGATTTAATTCCCCGACCGCTCTGTCCTTAGAAACCTGTTCACTGACGTATTTATTTACAGCACCTTCCATGATGCCCTTTGGATATACACGTCCGTTTCTATTTTTAGATTCAGCCATAGCAAAGACACCCTTAATCGTATGTGATTTAGAGCCATCTTCCTTTGCTTCTACAACGCACTGAACATTCGTTTCAGTATATTCTGTAATTAGCTTCATCTATCTTCCTAACTGTTTAATAAATTCATTACCCATTCTCTCTGCTTCACGCTGAGAACGGTATGTATCAAGCTTATCACCATCAACATAAACATCATACTTGCCACGATGCTTATGGACCATTAATTTATACTTGCCAACCTTTTTGTCCGATACATGTTCACCGGGCGGCATTTTATTAACACGTTCTCTAATGGTTTTAAAACTTAAATTCATTTTAACACTTTTCTTTATTTATACATTTAAATGTTTTGGGTAATATTATGTCTCTTCTTCATTTTCTAATTCATCAATAGCATCTTCAATTTCTTCATCCGTTGGATCATCAATATCCTCTAGGTCAATATCATCCTCAGCAGCTGTATCTACTGTATCGGTTTCTTTAGTTTCCAAGGGACTGCCGTCATTATATATCTGTGCAGCTATATTAATCTTCTCTTGCTCCAGAGCATCATTTACTTTGTCCTGGAGAATGTCGGTAAACATTGGCCCGGCTTTACTGAAGTCTTGGTCAACTACATTATTAATTAGGTCTTCTATTCCGCTCATAATCTGCTAATGCTCCATTTGGCTGTTGTTGATCATCAGCAGCTGCTTCTTCTTCTTCTTCGGCAGCCGCATCATTTGGTTCTTCTTCATCATTGGGTATTTCACCCGATTGTTTTTCTTGTGCGATTTGTTCTTTCATTTGTTTTAAATCATCATCTTCTAATTGTAAGATGTTTTTCATAACCCATTCTTTAGAGAAGAATTCACCAACGTATTGCTGAACATTATCTAGGGTCTGTAGTCTATTTTGCAGGATCTCAGTATCCTTTAATTCTGAGAAATGATTATCTCTTACATAATCAACCGCAAGATCATTTTGCCATTTCTGCCAATCTTCTTCTACAATTATACCCTTCATTAATAATTGTTTCTTAAGAATTTCAGTAAATAGCATTGAGAACCTGGCTCTCAGCCTATCAATAAACTTTTGGAACTTTACCTCATCACGCGTGATCTCCGTTGATCTACCAAGCGAGAACTGCGCTTCCTGTTCCAACCTATTGAT